GAAGGCTTAAAAAATGATCAAGATGCTTTAAATGAGTTTTATAGACAGTTTCCAAGAACTGAAGAACACGCGTTTAGAGATGAAACAAAAAATAGTATATTTAATTTAGTTAAAATATACGAACAAATAGATTACAATGACGGTAGTCGTTATGCTGCTAATACAACAACTGGTAGTTTTCAATGGGTTAACGGTATACAAGATACTCAAGTTATATTTTACCCTAATCCAAATGGTAGATTTAATATAAGCTGGGTGCCACCTGTAACATCACAAAATAACATTATTGTAAAAAATGGTGTAAAATACCCTGGTAACGAACATATAGGGGCTTTTGGTTGTGATTCATATGATATATCAGGAACTGTTGATGGTAAAGGTTCTAAAGGGGCTTTACACGGTTTAACTAAGTTTAGTATGGATGACGCGCCAGCTAGTACGTTTTTCTTAGAATATATAGCTAGACCACAAACAGCTGAAACGTTTTTTGAAGACGTTTTAATGGCTTTAGTTTTTTACGGTATGCCAATGTTAGCTGAAAATAATAAACCTCGATTATTATATTACTTACGAAGAAGAGGCTACAGAGGATATTCAATGAATAGACCTGATAGAGTTTGGCGTAAGCTTTCAACAACTGAAAAAGAAATAGGAGGTATACCAAACACCAGTGAAGATATAAAACAAGCTCACGCGGCTGCAATTGAAATGTATATACAAAACCACGTAGGCCGTTTAAGCGATGACGTTTATGGCACTATGTATTTTAATAAAACATTAAACGATTGGAGTAGATTTGATATAAATAAAAGAACTAAGTTTGATGCGACAATAAGTTCTGGTTTAGCTATAATGGCTTGCAATAGACATTTATACAGACCAGTACCAAATGTTAAAAAACAAGAGCTAAGTTTAAATATCTCAAAATACAATAACAAAGGAATAACATCTAAAATAATTAAAAGATAAATATGGCTGAGTCAGTATATATTAATTTTCCATCTCAAGTCGTTAGCGACTTAGAAAAAATAAGCTATGATTACGGTTTAAAAATAGCTAAAGCTATAGAACAAGAGTGGTTTAACTATGATCACCAAAGTAGCAAATATTTAAACAACTTAAATAATTTTCATAAATTAAGATTGTACGCTAGAGGAGAGCAATCAATACAAAAATATAAAGATGAGTTATCTATTAACGGTGATTTATCTTATTTAAATTTAGACTGGAAACCGGTACCAATAGTTTCAAAATTTGTAGATATAGTGGTTAATGGTATGTCAGAAAGAATGTTTAACGTTAAGGCTTTTTCTCAAGATCAATACGGTGTAAGTAAAAGAACAGAGTATATGGAGTCTATAGTTAGAGACATGCAAACTAAGGTTTTTAACGACAGTGCAGCTGAAAAATTTAATGTTGATTTATACGAAACAGACAAAGACGCTTTACCAGACACAGAAGAAGAGTTAGCGCTACACATGCAACTAAGTTACAAACAAGCTGTAGAAGTAGCAGAAGAACAAGCTATAAATGTTTTACTAGAAGGAAATAGGTATGATTTAATTAGAAGAAGATTGTTGTATGATTTAACGGTGTTGGGTATAGGTTGTGTAAAAACAAGTTTTAATTTTAGTGACGGCGTGGTAGTAGATTACGTTGACCCAGCTAACGTTATATATTCTTACACAGATTCACCTTATTTTGAAGATTTGTATTATATAGGTGAAGTAAAAACAATACCTGTAAATGAGTTGGTTAAAGAGTTTCCAGAATTAACGCAAAGTGAAATAGAAGAAATAACAGATAAAGCCGCAGCGATACATGCTAGAAGTATGTCTAGAGGTTATTTAAGAACAGTAACAGATAAAAACAAAATACAAGTTTTGTATTTTAATTATAAAACTTATATGAACGACGTTTATAAAGTAAAAGAGACTGGAACAGGAGCTGATAAAATAATACCTAAAGATGATACGTTTAATCCACCTGAAAGCAAAGAAGGTAGATATTCTAAATTACAAAGATCTGTTGAGTGCGTTTTTGAAGGCGTTTATGTTTTAGGGGCTAACAAGCTTTTAAAATGGCAAAAAGCCGAAAACATGATGAGATCTAAAAGTGATTTTAACAAAGTTAAAATGAATTATGCTGTAGTGGCGCCTAGAATGTATAACGGTAGAATAGAAAGTTTAGTTAGTAGAATAACTGGTTTTGCTGACATGATTCAGTTAACGCATTTAAAATTACAACAAGTTATGTCACGTATGGTACCAGATGGTGTTTATTTAGATGCTGATGGTTTAGCTGAAATAGATTTAGGTAATGGAACTAATTATAATCCACAAGAAGCTTTAAACATGTTCTTTCAAACTGGTTCTATTATTGGTAGATCTTTTACTCAAGATGGAGATCAAAATCCAGGTAAAGTGCCTATACAACAAATACAAAATGGAGCTGGTAGTAATAAAATACAAAGTTTAATATCTACTTATAATTATTATTTACAAATGATAAGAGACGTAACTGGTTTAAACGAGGCTAGAGATGGTACTTTACCAGACGCAAAATCTTTAGTAGGTATACAAAAACTAGCCGCGGCTAACTCAAATGTAGCTACAAGACATATATTAGACTCTTCTATGTTTTTAACAGCTGAGGTAGCTGAAGCGCTTTCACTCAGAATATCTGATATATTAGAGTACTCACCTACAGCTGATGCTTTTATACAAGCTATAGGTTCACATAATGTAGCTACGTTAAAAGAAATGACAGAACTACATTTATACGATTTTGGTATATTTATAGAATTAGAACCAGATGAGGAAGAAAAACAAATGTTAGAAAACAACATACAAACAGCTTTATCGCAACAGTTAATAGATTTAGATGATGCAATAGATATTAGGGAAGTTAGAAATGTAAAACTAGCTAATCAGTTATTAAAAATAAAAAGAAAGAAAAAATTAGAAAGAGATCAATTAATACAACAACAAAATATACAAGCACAGGCGCAGGCTAACGCTCAAACACAACAAGCAGCAGCTCAAGCAGAAATAGAAAAAAATAAAGCTAAAACTCAGTCAGACGTTGAGTTGGAGATGAAAAAATCAGAAATGAAACTTAAACTTTTACAAGAAGAAGTTAGAGCTAAAATAGAATTAATGGATCATGAGTTTGAGTTAAACATGAGAATTAAAAACGTTGACGATTCTGTTAAAAAAGATATTGAAAACGTAAAAGAAAACCGTAAAGACCAAAGAACCAAAATGCAAGCTACTCAACAATCACAACTTATTGATCAAAGAAAAACAGGTAAACCACCTAAAAACTTTGAGTCAGCAGGTAATGATATATTAGGTAGTGGCATGGGGTTAGATAGATTTAACCCACAAATAGGAAACTAAAAAAATTATTAATTATTATTATATTATATTATGGCAGAAACTAAAAAAGAGGTAGTTGAGTCAACTACTAAAAAAGAACAACCTAATTTAGACAACGAGGTTGGTAAAATAAAGGTTAAAGCTAAACCTAAAATGAAAAAATTTTCAAAACAAGATGAAGTTATAAAGGTTGATTTAAAAAAAGAACCTAAAGTTGAAGAAGAAGTTGCTAAAGTAAATTTAACTGAATCACAAAAAACAGAGCAAAATGCCGATACAAAGCAAAGCACAGATGAGATACCTGTTCGCGACGGATCCGAAACTAGCGAAAAAGTTCGTGAAGGAGACGTCAAAGAAACAGTTGAAGAACTTACCGGAAAAGAAGAGCAAACCGTTCAAAATGAAGAAACACCCGTTGTTGAGGAAGTAACTGCAGAAGAACAAAAAGAAATAGAAAACGTAAAAGAAGAAGTTGTTAAAGCTGTTGAAGAGGCTGAAACAACTGGAAAACCTTTACCAGAAAACATAGAAAAGCTAATGACTTTTATGGAAGAAACTGGTGGTGATTTAGAAGATTACGTTAAGTTAAACAGAGACGTTAATAAATTAGATGATCAAGACGTCTTATATGAGTATTATAAAAAAACTAGACCTCATTTGAATATGGAAGAAATAAACTTTTTAATGAGTGATCAGTTTGAATATGATGAAGAAAACGAAGAAGAAAAAACTATTAAAAGAAAAAAACTAGCGTTAAAAGAGCAAGTTGCCAGCGCTAGGGCCTACTTAGACGGGCAAAAGTCTAAATACTATGAAGAAATCAAAGCTGGTTCAAAGCTTACGCCTGAACAACAAAAAGCTTGGGATTTTTTTAATAGGTATAACAAAGAGTCAGAAGAGACTAAAAAAGTAGCTGAAACACAGAAAACAACTTTTTTGAAAAAAACAGATGAAGTGTTTGGTTCTAAATTTAAAGGATTCGAATACAACGTTGGAGATAAAAAGTTTAGATTTAATGTAAAAGACGCTGACCAAGTAAAACAAACTCAAAGTGATATAAATAACTTTGTCAAAAAGTTTTTGAACAAAGATAAAACAATGAGCGACGCTAAAGGTTATCACAAGTCTTTGTTTACAGCTATGAATCCTGACTCTATAGCTCAACATTTTTATGAGCAAGGTAAAGCTGATGCTGTAAAAGAAGCAGCAGCTAAAGATAAAAACATAAGTGTCAATCCAAGACAATCTCATGGTTTTATTGAAGCCGGCGGAATAAAGGTAAGAGTTTTAGGTGAAGACTCTAATGATTTTAAGTTTAAAATCAAAAAGAAGAATTAACTTTAAAATTTAAAAATTATGGCAATTTCAAATCCAGGTCCTGGGCATTCTGGGACTGCAGGTAGTTTGAATAGTGTAC